CTCCTATAACTTCCAGAAATACTGGCAGACGCCATCTAATCCCCCCGCCGTCCTGCAGGCTTCGTTGCGCGCCAAATTCGGCTCAACCGTAACCGTCATCAACAATGGACGTCCCGGAGCAATGGTGGGAGACCTCATGGAAGGTACCCGCGGCGTGCCCAAACCCTATGCCAAACAGATTGCGACAACAAAAGCACAGATCGTCATTCTCAACTATGCATTAAATGATGCCCATTTCAACGCGACCGAACCTGTTGACCGCTTCAAAAAATATCTCGTCGACTTTGTCAGACTGTCGCGCGCCGCAGGTCGCATCGTTGTTTTCGAAGAGCCGAACCCGATCAACTATCCCATCAATGTCACAGTCGTTCCGCTATATGTTGAGGCGATCAACAGCGTCGCGATTGCCATGAACGTTCCAGTCATCAAGCAATATGACTACATCAGCGCGATCCCCGCTTGGCGGTCGATGCTCATAGATGGCGTGCATCCCACCGATGAGCTATACAGAATAAAAGCCCAGCGCGAATTCGAAGTGATCGCTCCTATCGTGGAACACCTCATGCGAACAGCGGCTTAACAAGCCGCGACCCATTCGCGTGAACATCAGCCTACCCTTAAACGTAGAAGCCTGGCGTAGTGGCAATTCCCGCAGCACTACCCGGAAAGTAATTGGCGCCGGCGCCAGCAGAATTCACCATTGAGGCCTGCGATACTGAGTATCGTGTGCCTGTAGCGGATCCGCTGTATGTGTTTCCGCCAGCGTTGATTTGGGAGATGCCTGTCGCCAATGCAAATGCCGTACCGAAAGCTGGCGTGCCTGTCAACGTTACAGTTACGCCACCAATAGAAATAACGCCGGAGTTGGCGGCGTTCATATGCGCGCCAGCGCCCGCAGTAACCAAATAAGAAGCCGTACCGAACACCTGCGCAGCCCCCGAAGACAGCAAGTGTGAACCGTTGCAGGCTCCGAATATCATGTTCGAGCCGAAAGTGATGATGGAACCAGCGCCGGCTGCGGAAACACCGCTCCCGCCAACCGTCGAGCAATTGACGGTAAAGCCGCTAATCGCATATTGCGCCCCTGTTTGCGCACTGAAGCACGCGGAGGCTACAGACGTAGACACGGTAGCGGCGGACCCAACGAAAGAGATGCTGGCGGGCCCGGTGGTGCCCATGCAAGGGCCTTGAGCGTTCAGTGGAGCGTAAGTTCCGGCGGCCACATTCACCGTAACAGCGAATCCCGCAAGGTCATAGTTCTTCCGAATGGTGTCGTATGCAACTTGCAGAGTAGCCCACGCCGTTCCGGAAGTTAGTCCGTTATTGTTGTCATTTCCGGTCGACGCATTGACATAGAAGTTGGTGTTTGCCGTCAGTCGAGCGCGGGTGGCACCTTGATAACCAGTCCTCACCAGCGCAAGAATTGCCGTAAGCACCTGGTTATAAGTGGTTTTGCTCGGGACAAGACCGCCTGCGACAACAATCGCACGCAGTTCTTCCTGAATCATGTTCAAAAACGACCCGCGCACCTTCGTGGCGGGCGTACCAGTGGCCGGGTTACCTTCGGTGAAGTAGCCTTCAGTACCGGCCGTCTCCGGCGCCGGAAGCGAAGTTGCTGCGGTCGCGTCGTCAATACGAAACATGTTGCCTCTTATGAGTAAGAGAAGATTGGAATTGTGTGGGCAGGCATCACCGCCCTCATTTCGCACTCAAGAACTGCGTTGCCCCACGATGCAAGCGGGTCGCCAGCGGCCATGGCGCCAGCTGTAGCGATCGTTACCGTGTTGAGAGGTGCATTGACTTGCCATGCATAACTCCAGGCTGTCCCATTGCAGGCGTCGCCGGCGCGCATCTGTCCGGCGCGCGCCTCGACGAACTGGGTGATCGTCACCGTGTAGCCGAGATTCGCAGCGAACGTGACGAGGCTTTGGATCGTCGGTCCGCCAACGCCTACGAATCGCGCTAAGACTTGTGCCTGACGCTGGCCGATGGTCGGGGCCACACCCGCGCACGGGTCTGGCAAGCCAAGCGTCGACTCCCATTCAGGCAGCAACTCGTATGTGGTTGCCGGGAAGGCATCGACTAGCAGGTAGTTCGCACGTGCGGTCGATCTCGCGTAGCTGGGCGCGAGTCCGGACAGCACCTGCGTCTGCACCGCATCAGGATCGCGCGGCCAGATGCGCCCTCGCGGCATGAGCCCTTGCAGCGCCTTCAGGAAATCGGCTGCCGTGTAATTCGGTGCGAGCATGGGCCCTCAGACGTAAAGCACGTTTGCGAGCACGGGAAGCTGCCCGAACCCGCTCGTGATATTTCCTGAATAGGTCGTGGTGGTAGACCCGACGACGCCTTGTATCAGCGTTATCAGGAAGCCACTCGTCGCCGACACTGACCGGATCGCGGCGGAGATGTCGTCCCGATTGATCGTGCCCGCGCGCGGATCTCCGTTGCGGAACAGAACGTCTGCGATTGCCGACGCGATTGCTGCGCGCGTCGCTGTCGTGGCCGACGTCAGGCCAGACAGCGTGATCGTCAGGTTGTTTGCGATCGGAGCGCACGAATAAACGAGCGCTGTCACCGGCTGCTTTGTGACGATGGAATCTGCAACCACGAGTTGGTCGCCAGAAGCGACAACGCCGCGCGGTGTGCCGCCCGGTCCCTTGTCATTCTGTGAAACACCGTCGGTGCCCTGCGGGAATCCGTTGTGCGCGACCTCCGCGCTGTCCCACATCGTATAGACGACGACCGTGCCAGCGCCGAACCCATTGGGTGCGCACCATGCGCGCGTCACGCCCGCGACGGCGAGCGCCCATTGCACGTAGTCAGCTGAATCACCGCCTTGCGGAGGGTTCTGGTATGCGTCGAGCATGCGGCTGCGCAGATCATCGTTGTCTTCGATGTCTGCACCGGATGCGACGGTTCCGGTAACAGTCCCGCCTTGCTGAATCCCATCAACCGCAACGCTAAGCGACACAGCCGTCCCGGCGTCGGCGTTTCCCGCTGAACCAGCGACGTCAGCGATGATCGTGACCGAGACATTCCCACTGCCATCTACAGTCCCAGTCGTCGACGTCGTATAGGTGACACCGTCGCCGCGCGCAATCGGGGTGCCCGAGCTCAAAACCTTTCCTGCGGCCCCGGGGAATTGCGCGGTCAGTTGTGCCTTGGATTCCTCCTTTTGATACACGCCCTTCAGCGCCGCCCATCCAATCAGATATTCGTCCTCGGCTGTGAAAGGAACGGCTTGACGGGCAATCCAGTCGAGATACCCGAACTGGAGATTGCACATCGCCGCCTGCACCTTGCCGACGATCTTGAGCACGGCGAAGCGCAGGAGCGCGTCGGCTCCTTGAAGCGACGACGAAATATCGGCCGCCACCTCAGACAGCAAAGTGGAAAGCGTCTTTCTTTGAAAGGGCATGTCAGGAGATCTGTTGCCAGGCCCACGCGTAGGTCATATCGATCTGCGTGCCCGTCGGTTGATAGAGCGTGATCTGCGCACCAAGAAAGGAATCGCGTACCCACTGCGTCTGCACGTCGATGCTAGCGACTACCCCGTCATCGATGAGCCATTGCAGCGCCTCGTTGATGTAGTCGCGCGCGTTGTTCAGCACTTCCTGCGTCTGCTTTGAGCGGTCGAGCAACCAAAGGCGCGAGCCTATCGGCTTGTCTTCGCCAATGTCGCCCCACCAGCCGCGCGGATCGCCAGTCCCGTCGGGAATCGGATCGTCCGGATTCGCCACGCGGTCGGTGAAGACGCTGACGAGCACGGCAGACGGCAGATCGTTCCCGGTCACTAACGCCGGAGCGATGAATTTCCAGTCGCCGCGACTGTTGTCGACGTCCCAAATGACGGAGATGTCGGACATGCGTTACTCCTGCTGGTTCGGGGCGCTCGTCGTTGTGCCCGGGCCGCCAAGTTGAACGTTCGGCACCGGGTGCGTATGCAGGTTTGCGACCTGCCGCATCCCCGCCACCGTTCGCGTGTTCGTCTCGTAGTTGTCGAGGATGTCGCCCTTGCATTTCAGCAGCGGCGTGTCGGCGATGACCTCCGGCGAGTTGGTGAACGTGATTGGATTCCCGCCGCCGTTGACGACGATGCCAGCTTCTGTCAGATAGACGGATTGCCCGCGGCTGTCGTGAATCGCCACCTCTCCCGTTGCGAGGGATGACATCCGGTATTTCGCATTCGACGTCGCGATGACGAACCCATCGTTGCGGTCGCCATTCTTAAAGGCGATCAGCGCCTGAGTTCCGTCCGGTGGATTCGACGTAAAGCCGTACTCCGCGTAGCGCGGCACGTCTGGAACCAACTCCAGCGCATTCAGCCGCACCTGCAACGTCTGGACGCCCTTCGTATCGTCGACGAGCGCGATTGCGCCGCGCGCCATCAACAGCAGGATGCGACGCCCGAGTCTGTTCAGTTCGTGCAGCACTATTGCTCCGCAGGTGTTTGCGTCGATTCGTCCATCGGCAGTACGTCGAGCGCGATCGGCTCTGGCAGGAAGCCTTGGCGCGGCCCAA